TTGGCGATCCGCTCCAACTGCTCGAGTTGGGCGTCGCTGAGGTAGGTGTGGGCGCCGTAGCGCTGGAAGTTGCTGCGGAGGTCGGCCAGGAACTGCTCGTCCCAGTCCGTAGCGGCGTTGAGCTCCGCCGCGCCGAGTAGCGCGGCGAATTCCCCGACTTGGCCGTACCGCTCAAGGACAGTGAGGCTGGGCATGGCCGGTTACTCGAGATTGAGCTCGTCGGTGCCGGTGTCCGACTGCTGATCGGCGGGCTGGCGCTGAGCCGACTTGGTGATCTCGCCACTGACGGTGTCGATCACTTCTCCGGGTTCGTGTTCCAGAGCCTGCTGGCCCGCGCCCGGCGCCTTGTCGGTGACCTCCTGCTGGCGCCGCAGCACGTCGAGGTCGACCGTGAACGAGCCGTCGGCGTCGCGTTTGGCATCGATGACGTCCTGCAGCTCTTCAGCGGTCTGCAGGCCCATGCCGAGATCCGGGGCATAGGCACGCTGCCAGAATGCGGCGGCGCGGTAGATGAACATCTGGTCGGGCATCGTCTTCCACTTGCTGCCGTTCTTCGCTGCCCAGCCTTCGTCGTTCACCATTTTCCAGGTGACCCAGATGCCGTCGAGGCGTTCGCCGGTGGACTTCTCAATCGCCCAAGCCCGGCAGCCGTAGTCGGAACTGCCTGGTTCGCCTTTCCACTCGTAGCGCATTGAGGAGAAGCGACCGCAGGTGTTCACCGTGGCGATCAGAAACTTACTCGACCAGCCCGGGGTGCCATGCACGATGTAGAGGTTCTGCATGACCATTAGCGGGTTCGCGCCCATGCGCTGGGCCATGTCCAGCGCAATCATGCAGTTGGGCAGGTTGCCCTGGTACTGCTTGGGCACCAGGTCAGCCTGGCTGAAGGCCTTGGCGATGCGCTGCATCAGCTCGAAGCCGTCCATGTTGAAGAACGACATAGCGACAGGTGCCTTGTCGCGCTGACGCGGAGCCACGGCTTGCGTCTGCAGGGTTTCGAGGGTGGTTGTCTGGCTCATGGTGTCTCCGGTCATTCGTGGTAAGGGCAGGTCCGCCAGCGCGGACAGTACTTCGGGCTGCACAGCGGGCTTTGCGGGTTTGGGGGGAACAGGCCGGAGCGGAACATGTCCGCCGCGTAATCGATCAGGCCGCGGTGCGACTCGCTGCCAGCCATCATCTGGCGCGCGCCGACGATCTCGCCGACGGCTGCCTCGGGCTTGCCTTTGGTCTTCAGGCCGATGATCTCGGCCGGCGCGGTGATCGCATCGCCGGTGGTGTGCTCGTAGAGCAGTTCGTAGGTGCCGATCTGGGCTTTGTGGCCCTTGGTCTTGGCCACGCCCTGGCTCACCGCGGCGCCGCCGGTCTTCACGTCGGCGATGCCGACGCCGTGGCTATCGCGCTTGATGCGGGCGCGGTCGAGTTGGCCGGTCAGGCGGACGATGATCCCACCGCAGTCGATCTCCATCGGCTTGGTCGTCAACTCGACGGCGACGAAGTCGTAGCGCGGGCTGATGTCGTTGCAGTACTTCGTGTGCAGCGTCAGTCCGGTGGACTCGGCTTCGCGCGGGCTGATGTCGGAGCCGCGCCAGTCGACCTCGAAATCCGGCTGCTGCAGCGTGTGCACCAGCAGTTCCGAGGCGTCGTAGGCGCTGATCGGCTCGCCGTTCACACGTGCCGCGTCGAACGCGGCGGTGCTTGCGTGGATCGCGGTACCGAGCAGCGCCCGGGGGGATGATGCGCTGCGCATCTTCAGGAGGTGTACGCCCTCCCACTTGAACGCGCAGTCGAACAGCGCGCCCCAGGACGAGGCGCGCACGGTGATGGTTTGCATGGTTGGCTCACTTCCCGGCGATGGGTGCCGTGGCGGGTTGTTCGGCGGTGATCAGGCCGCCCCAGGCAGGGGCGAAGATGAGCAGGATGTAGAAGGCGGTCATGGCCAGGGCGCCGAGGAGGGTGGCTTTACGCTTCGCGTTCACGGCGCACCCCCAGGCACTTCCGGCCGCGCTTGATGGTCAGCGCCATGCGACGCGGGAGATTCACCACCAGGGTCTCGCGGGGCAGGCCGAGCACCGCGGCGATGTCGGCGCCGGCCGGCATCACCAGGTCGTCGAGCTGGTCGTCGATGATCGAGCGAACGGGGCGGGTGGTCATAGGTCGATGCTCCTCAGTTCCTGCTGTCTCGCATCCGCTGCGGCGTCGAGCCGGCGGCGCATGTCGTCGTATTGCCGGGTGCCTATGGCGTCCAGCGTGTAGGCCATCTCGATCTGGCCGCGCCATACCAACTGGTCGTGGCGCGGGATCACCGACCGACGCATAGCGACGATCGCTTCCTCGATCACGCCCTCGGCGCGCTCATTCGCCCATGCCATCGTCGTCCTCCTGCTCGTCCTCGGGCTCCGTTTCCGGCTCCGGCTGGTCCCAGAGAGGGTCGACGGCACGGTCGTAAGCGAGTTGCGCGTTGCTGAAAGCCGCGCGGTTGCGGCGCTCGCGGTATGTCCACATCATCCCCACCTCGCTGAACTGGTGTAGATCGCTTCCAGGTACTGGTCGCAGATGCGTTTGGCCCGCTCGCACCGGTCAACGTCGAAGAGTCCGAAGTGGCATTCGGGCGGCATGATCTGGAGTTCGGCGGCGAGCCAGGCGTAGGCCTGACTGCGGGTCATCAGCTTGTCGCGCCAGATGCGTTCAAATGGCCGCTTGCAGCGGTTGCGAGCGTCGCGCAGGGGCTTGTCGGCCAGCGTTCCCAATGGGACGTCGGTGTCGGGATGCAGGCCCACGTAAGCGCCGCAGCCCGTGCCAGTGCAGGCGTAGGCATACGGCCAGTCGCCGTACTCTCGGCCGTAGATCACCCGGTTGCTGACCAGGCGGACCAGGCCGCCGCAGTGCGGGCAGCCGATGGGGATTGGCTGAGGATGCTTGATGCGCTTCAGCGCGCCGCGGCTTACGTGCGGCAGCGGTGCCGGCGGCACCAGTTTCTCCGGGCTGTTCGCTCGTGGGTCGATCATTGCGTGTGCTCCGTGGTTCACCTGCATTCGGCAGCACCCAGGCACACGGCAGTCGTGCCCGGTGGGGCGCCGTGGTGGGTGCTCTCGAATGGAGGTTGAAAAAAGCCCGGCCGGAGCCGGGCAAGGGGGGGAACGCTGCATGCGCAGCGGGGAGTGATCTGGCCGGTCGCGACTCCGGCTCTGGCATCAGTGCGCTTCTCGGGTGTTTGCCGCTGCTGCGGTGACTGTGCTGATGCCCGGAACTTCATCGGCCATGGCCGCCCACGTGCGCGCTTGTTCCCGCGCTTCCCGCGTGCCTCCAGGGGGCTTTCGGCTCCCAGCTTCCACGCCTCAAATCACTCCCCGCTACGCCCTGGCCGTGCCAGGAGCAGGAAAGAGAAGGGCGCCGCCAAGCGCCCTGTCTCCACTTACATGCACCGCCCTATGTGAAAGCGGTTGGGTACAGGCTCGACCGCATGTTGGCGATCTGCCGTTGGGGCTGGGCTACATGTCGAGATCCTCCGTTGTGCGCGCCGTTGGACCGGCGGGCGCTCGCCGTGGGTTAAACGCCCGGCAATGGGCCAGGCGCCGAAGTCAGGAGATCGCGGTGCAGGCCCGCAACGCCACCGGCGCCGACTGGCCTTCGATCCAGATAACCGCCGCCCCGCCAAGCGACACGCTGGCTCGGCCGACGGTGCGGGTGCGCTGCGGTTCGGCCCCTCGGTACGGGCGGTACTCGATCAGCGCTGGCGCTGGGTGCTCTCGGTTCCAGGCCTCGACCAGTTCCGCCGGCGGCACCGGTCGGACGTTGCCGATCTGCTGGTAGATCTCGGAGCGGTGGATGGCGACGTCGTCCGGGGCGGTGATGCCGAGGCGCACCTGGTCGCCTTGGCTGCCGAGGACCGTGACGGTGATGTTGTCGCCGATATGCAGGGTTTCGCCGGGGCGGCGGGTCAAGATCAGCATGGTGTGACTCCGTTCGGGTGGTAGTTGGCGTTTCTGCCGCCTGGAGCGTCAGCCCAGGCGATCCGGGACGACTTTCATTGCCTCGGTGACCAGGTCGTGAACCCCTTCGGAGTCCACCGTGGCGAACCCCTTTTCGGCGTAGTCCCACTGCTCGTCTTCATCGCCGGGGAAGTTGCTGCACGCCACTGAACAGACGCCAAGCCCGTCGGGCTTGAAGTAGAGGCGCACCTCCGGGCCGTCATCCCCGCGATCAAGCATCACGAGCACTTGGCCCAGGTCTTCGAACTCGAACAGCTTCGCGAACTGCTTCATTTCCCCTCCTTTCACGGTTGGCAGCCGGCCAGTGCGCCGACGAATTGGAAGATCACGCGGGCGGTGGTCACGAGGCCGATCATGAAGACGGCCAGTCCCAGGCCGAGCAGGACACCCTCGCCAACGGGTTTCAAAGTTCTTCTGTTCATCAGCTTCTCCTTGCCGCTATCGGGTTCTGAGATGGTTTGCGCGGGTAAGCAGCGCGTCGCAGATGCGCATATCGAATCGGTCTGTCTTTCGGTAGAGATCAACTGCTGACTCGATGACCTGAGCTTTTGCAGTGGCCCAGGCTCTATGGGCTTCCTCTGCGGTATTGAAGGTTCCGAGGCAGGTCTTTTCGGTTCCAAGGTTTCGGATCATCGCCACGAATGGGCGTCCGCGCTTCGATCTCGACACGCCGACAGGAAGGTTCGCTGCACCTCGCGGCTTCTCGCTCATCAGGGTGTTGATGTATTGCGGAACGAAGACCGACGTTTCCGGGCAGTAGAGCTTTTCCCAGGGCCTCAGAATGTCCTTATCGAGGTGATTTCCCTTCCATGGCCGGCTTTCCATCCACCGCTTGAAGTTGCTGAAAGTCAGCCACTCATCGGCGATTCGGCAGCCGTCGTAGGAAGCCGGTATCTCGCCGGACTTGCTGTAACAACGACGGAGAACCCCCTTCCAGCGCTCGTAGTAGGGGCATCCATGATGGGTTCGGATGTCCTTGATGCCGGCTCCGAACACAAGTCGTCTTGACATGATTTTCCCTCCGGATCACCAAAGCCTTCGGGCTGAAGGCTTTGGTGATGCCCCTCGGGGGAAGGGCATCGAGGAAATCGGTGTTACTGGCCGACGTTACGCGCCACGTCCGGCTGGGCGGCTACTTTCTCGGGGGACCTGAGGTCCCGACAGCCAGTCGCGGCTCTTCGCCCACTGGCTCTCCCTTGATCTAGGGCCATCTACGCTGCTGGCCACGGGGCGAGGCTCCCCCTGAACCCGTTCTGCCTGTCGGCAAGGCCTTGGCTCGCTGCGGCCTGGCCAGCGGTGCTGTGCTGGCGCTGAGGGAAAAGTAAGCCAATGCCTAATTTTTGTAAATAGCTAATGCCTAATTTTTAACTTTGCGCACTAACGATTTGTGGGGAGTGAGGTGGGGCTTGCAGGTTCTTGCAGGAGAAAATACTGTATAAATAAACAGTATTTGGAGGTTGACATGGCTGCGCAGAAGAAGAACAACCAAGGGAAAGGACAGGTCTCGCCAGTGGAGAAGGTGCGTCTCCGGGTATCAGCGATGATCAATAGTCCGCGGGCTCAGGCGGAGCGTCGGGCGTCGATCTGGAAGGCGCAGGGGGATTCGGAAGAGGCCTGGAAGCAGGTGCTGGAGGAGTTGGCCGAAACCGATGGACTCGAGATGTCGCTGGGGGAGGATGGAGTGGTTATGCTCACCTGGGAGGCGGGAGACGAGGAGGGCGTTGAAGTGGTCGATGGGATCGAACTGGTGCAGGAGCCGGACATGGTGGTTCAGCGCCTTCACGAGGAGAGGGCGTAGGCTGAGGTCGAGCCCGTGCGCTCAGCTGCCCCCAAAAGCTGGACGCCAAGCCAGCGGGCCGGGAGACTCAGGCGTCCTTTGGATGCGGCACCAGGGAAGGAGCGGCGCAGTATCGAGTTCAGCGCCGGGGCGGTCATCTGCTCGGTACTGAGTCGGGAGGGAAGGGCAGGAACGAAAAGGCCGCGCCGGGGAAGGTTCCGGCGCGGCCTGGTCCTTTTGGTGTTGTGCCTTCAAGGACGCCTCAATGTAACAAATGCGCGGCTGATGTGAAAAGGCCGCACTGGAGTTGAGGCGCGGCCTGTTGCCGGGCTGCTGTCTTCCCTGGCCGGCGGAGGGAATATATCAAAGGTGGCAGCCCCGCGGTGCGGGGCAACTCCTCCTGCCGTGTAGGTGTCGGAAGGAAAATTCCCGATCAGTCAGGGATATCCTCTTCAAATCGAATCGAGTGTTGCCGGCCATTATCAGGGATAGGTAGCTCAGATATCTTCATGCAATTGAGACCCTGACGAATTGCTTCTGCTGCCATCGGCCCGTCGTTGCTGAGCAGTAGTCGTGCCTGGTTGACCTTGGCAATAGCAATGATCTGCCAATCAACTTTTACAGCCTGACGATCACGCTTCGGTCCCTTGGTGCTTTTGCGAACTGTCTGACCTTGTCTGGCCACCTCTGCGGTTTCAATGGCGCAACGCATATCGTAGGCGAGTAGGGAGAAGGCGTTTGACTTGAATAGTTTCACGCTCTCTTCCGCCTCCTCCTGGCTTGCCGCTTCAAGGAACTCAGCCCAGACCTGAGCGGGAATGCCGATGGTTTCTTTCTTGCGTGAAAGCTCGGAGACGAGACCATTCATGCGGATCTGGTCATCAGAAGAAAGGCGGCCGCTAAAGTAGAGTGCGAGGATGTTGGTGTCCCAAATGACCAATTAGTGCCCCTTACGAATTTCTGAGCAACGCTCTTCGATATCGGGCACATCGCGCCATGGGCTGGCCAGTTTGCCCATTAGCGCGTAGGCGGCATCCCAGTCAGTTGAAAGCACATTCCATGACGTGACTGTGAGATTCTCGAGAGACCACCGTCCATCGGCTGTACGCCGCCATTTTCCCTTTCCCGACACCTCTATCGGATCGCCCAGATAATGGGCGGCGATCTCTTTCGCAAGCTGCGCACCACGGATCGTGCACCGATACTCCATGCCGTCAGCATCCTTCAGCAAAAGCGGGATGGTTTCATCGCGGCCGCCAATCTTGATTACCTGCCCCGATACCGTACTAGCTTGGTCAATCACTATTTCTTTGACTGGCTCTGCCTTGGCTCGCCCTGGGAATGGGTAAATCACAGCACCTTCAGGGCTCTTCAACTCACCCTTCTTGCCATCTTGGGAGAGAAGTTCGTTGATACGGTGAAGGGCCCGAATCGCCTCTTCGTCAGCCTCGTCCAAATGCCTAGTAGCCAGGGCGACTCTTTGGGAAACCGCTGGTGCTGCTTCGGGGTCAGCCCATACCTTTACGGCAGCGCTCCCTACGGACAGTTTGTCGAAGTGGATGTGCTCGCGCTCGCCCAGCAGCTTCGCAAGCTCAGCCAAATACAAGGCCAGCCGATCAAGCGGGAGCTTGCGCGGGTGCGAGCCTTTGATTCTGAGCGTGTAGGTGTTGGGCTTTTTCATCGTTTGATTATGGCATTCGCCTGGCGTCCCAATCTATGGGCATTTTCCTACAGCAGGCCGAAAGAGATAGTCAATGCATAAACCGCTCCGCCAGATGACCTTGCCTGTCAAAGCTTTCTGAAGTTCCAGGCTCCCAGGACCTTGGCCTGGAAATGGACGTCCTCCATTCGGGCCTTCTGCGGCTCGAAGGACTTGTTGTCCGACACCAGGAGGTAGTGCTCGGCATCGTGGATCTGCACCCGCTTCACGAACAGGTGCTGCAGCCAGGTGAAGACGTAGACGCCTTCCTCGACGAAGTCGGTAATGCCCATGTCGACGAGGATCGGGGACTTGTCCTCGATGGTGCCCAGCATGCTCTGGCCCCACCCGGTGATGATCTTGAGGTTGGCCGGATCGGTGTACTTCAGGCCGAGATCATCCAGCTGGACTCTGTCGACGACCAGGTTTCTGACGAACTCGCGGTACTCGGCCGGCACCTGGCCACCGCCCATGGCAGCGCGCACGTCGTACTGGGCGATCGAGATCGTATTTCCTTTCACCAGGGTGGTGCGGCTGAAGTCGGCGTGAATCACGTTCGACGTCGTCGATTGATCGCCATCGAGAGACTCGGCTACTGCCTGCACGATTTTCGCCTTGGCTTCGCCGCTCAGCCCTTTACCGTGGCGCTGGAGCATCTCCATCACCTTTTCCGCGGCCGATGAGCCAGGATGCTGAGGTTGGCTACTCGGCACAATGAGCTCCGCCTCCTTTTCGCTCAACCCCCAGTGGTCTGCGCCAACGACGCCTGAGAAGAACGATATCAACTCGATCAGCTTCGCTTTATCGATCCTGCCGGTGTTGATCCATCCCTGGACGGAAGGGGGCTTCACGCCGAACTGCTCTGCGAGAGCCTTTTTCGACATGTTTTTGGCGAGTCTGGCGGCCTCGATAGCGGCGCCGAGTTGGGGTCCGGTAAGCATTGCCTAATTTAACGTTAGTTGTGGTGTGGTTAGGCAATGGCTTGCCTGAAATTAGCTAATGCCTTACTCTTTTCTCCAACATTCCCCGGAGAAGAGACATGACTCCAGCAGAAGCAGTGCGCCAGGCCGCCGAGCTGTTGGGCAGTCGGGCCGAGTTGGCGCGAAAGCTCAACGTGAGGGCGCCCACCGTAAGTCAGTGGTGTTCAGGCGTTCGACCAATCCCCGCGAAACGTGCAGTTGAGATCGAGGCGCTCACCGCTGGCCGGGTCCTTCGAAGCGAACTGTGTCCGTCGTTCCCATGGGGTGCGGCTGCCTGAACGCACCTTACTGGCCAGGAGCCGCCACGTCATGCGAAGCGAATCGCACACCCTGATTTCCACGCTGCTCGGCGTGGTGAACCAATGGCGCCGCCGAGAAGGGTGGAGCCGAGAGACCGTAGTCCAGCACATCGTGGAGGCGCACGAGCGCATCCAGGGAGCGCTGGTCACCGGCATTGTCTTCGACCCGCCAACACGCGATACAACCGAGCGGATGAAGGTCAACGCCGACCGCGTGTTCCGCTGGCTCGACGACGGAACCAAAGACACCAACCTGGTGCCGGCGAACTTCGTACCCAGCATCCTCGCTGCGCTGCCGACTGACCTGAAGGTTCAGGCCCTGGGCGACATCCTGACGCCGCTGGGCGTATCGGTACGTTTGATCGGCGGCGATGCCGGCCAGCGGCCGGAGGTGCTCTGCATGCTCCGGACACTCATCAAGGAGAACGGTGAGGCGCAGCAGGCTGTTGCCAACCTCGTCGACGGCGCCGATGACCAGGAACTGCAGGAGGCCCACCGAGAGCTCTCCGAATCCAGGGCGGCGACCGATGAGGCGCTGCGGATGATCGACCAGATGCGCCGGCCGCGCCTTGTTCAGGGGTAGCCGTGCCTTCCTTCCAGATTGGCCAGCCGGACGGCGAAGAGTTCCGTGGTCCGGACGCTCGCCCGGTCACCGAGGTACTCGATTGCGTGCTGAGCGGTCTCGGTAGGTCCGCGCCAGTTCCGGCGGGAAGCGTCGAGTTTCACCAGCAGATGGCTCTGCAGGCCGCCCAGCAGATCAAGCAGAGCTACAGCCATATCGCGAAAGAGAAAGCTCGCCGGGAGTGCCTTGCGCATCTCCGGGCATCGTTACGTAGGCCGAAGGAGGCCTCCCATGGCTAACCAATGGTTCCGCATGTACGCGGAGTTCGCCACCGACCCGAAGGTCCAGATGCTGAGCGAGGTCGACCAGCGCCGTTACATCATGCTGTTGTGCCTGCGTTGCGGAAACGGCGATGTAACGTTTCATGATGATGAGGTCGCGTTCCAACTGCGCATCAATTCCGAGGAGTGGGCCGCGTCGAAAGGGCGCCTACTGGGGAAGGGGCTGATCACCGAAGACAACATTCCCGCCAACTGGGACAAGCGCCAGTTTTCCTCGGACTCAAGCACGGCGCGGGTTGCAGCCCATCGTGCGCGAAAGAAACAAGCATGTAACGTTTCACGCAACAGCAATGGAACAAAAGCTAACGCCCTAGATACAGATACAGATACAGATACAGAAAGAGATAGTCCTACTGACGTAGGACTCGTTGACGCTTCGCCTCAACCCGGTCAGTCGAACGACCAAGACCTGTTCGAACCTGATCAACCCGAACACCTCAACGGCCACCAGCACGGAATCAAGCCGTGCCCGGCACAGGCCATCGCAGACCTGTACCACCAGGTGCTGCCAGAGCTCCCAGCAGTCGCCCTGCTGAACGACACCCGGCGGCGCCACCTGCAAGCCCGATGGCGGGAGCACGAGGCCCACCGCTCGCTGGACTTCTGGCGAGAGCTCTTCGAAACCGTCAAGGCCTCCCCGTTCCTGATGGGGAATGTCCCCGGTCGCAACGGTGCGAAGCCATTCCGCGCCACGTTCGACTGGATCATCGCGCCGTCGAACTTCGTGAAGATCGTCGAGGGAAACTACCATGCGTGACCCGTTCAGCCTGGAAGCCGAGCATGGCGTTCTGGGTGCCATGCTCCTGCGCAACGAGTTGATCGACGCGCTGTCGGCAGACCTGACCCCGGAGGATTTCTACTGGCCAGAGAACGGCGACCTGTACCGCGCCATCCTGGCTCTGCACAGCGACAGCCAGCCGGCAGACATCGTGACCGTCGGTGAATTCCTGGGCGACCGGTACCAGGTCCAAACCACTGACGGCGTGATCACCGGGATGGCCTACATCGGACAGATCATCCAGAACACGCCCAGCGTGGCGAACGCCGGAACCTACTCGCGGATCGTTCGGGAGCGAGCGGTTGACCGAGCTTTGGCGGCTGCGGGGGACAGACTCCACGAGTTGGCGCTCAGCGAGGCCGCCCAGGCCGACAAGGTCGGCGCCGCCCAGGCCATGGTCATGGCGCTGGACTCGAAGACCTCGACGCACGAGGTTCGCCATGCCGCTGACGTGCTGACCGACCACATCGAGGAGTTGCAGCGCCGCTCCGACCTCGGCGGGAAGTTGGATGGGCTGTCAACCGGCATCGGCGACCTGGACCAGAAGCTGATGGGTCTGAAGCCTGGCGACATGGTCGTGATTGCTGGTCGTCCTGCGATGGGCAAGACCGCCCTGGCGATCAACATCGCCGAGCATGTCGCCTGCGACCTGGGTGACCCGGCCCTGGTGGTCTCGCTGGAGATGACCAACGGCGGCCTGATGGATCGCATCCTGGCATCCCTCGGTCGCATCCCGCTCACTGCGATCAAGGACGGCTCCGCACCGTCCAGCCACGGTGCCGAACTGGGGTCTGCCTCGCTGAAGGTCAAGCGCTCGAAGTTGTACATGGCCGATCGCCCCGGGCTGAACGCCGCTCGACTGCGGGCCCTGGCCCGGCGTCACAAGCAGCGCCATGGGTTGAGCCTGCTGGTGGTGGACTACCTGCAGCTCCTGGAGAGCTCCGGCAAGTCAACTCGCACCGAGGACGTCAGCGACATGTCCCGCCAGTGCAAGCTGCTGGCGATGGAGCTTGGTATCCCGGTCATCGTGCTGTCGCAGCTCAACCGCTCCCTGGAGCAGCGGCCGAACAAGCGTCCGATGATGTCCGACCTCCGGGAGTCCGGCGCGATCGAGCAGGACGCCGACGTGATCATGTTCGTGTACCGAGACGAGGTCTATCACCCGGACACCCAGTACCGCGGCGTGGCTGAGTTGATCATCGCGAAGCACCGCAACGGCGAGCCAAGCACTGTCCGGTGCGCGTTCCTGGGTAAGTACTCGCGATTCGAGCAGCTCGCTCCGGGCGCGCTGGACGAGTTCGATTTCGACGAGCCTCAGCAGGCGCCGAAGGTCACCAGCATGGCGGAGCGCTACCGCGGGATGAAGGGAGGGCGCGCCAATGGCTGACCTCCGTCCAGTGATGTTCACCGTACCCGGCGAGCCTCAGGGGAAGGGGAGGCCGCGTATCGGCCGCGTCGGCGCCCACGCCCGGATGTTCACTCCCGCGAAGACCGTGGCGTACGAAGGCCTGGTGGCCATGGCCGCACAGCAGGCAATGGCGGGGCGCCCGCTGATAACCCGGCCTTGCCTCATCGAGATCTGGATGTACCACCAAGTGCCAGCCTCATGGTCGAAACGCAAGCGTGCACAGGCTCTGGCCGGTGAGATCGCCGCCATGCGCAAACCGGATGCGGACAACTGCCTCAAGGCCATCTGCGATGCCTGCAACGGCGTCGTATGGCGTGACGATGTTCAGGCCACCCGCGGCATATTCCAGAAGCTCTGGAGCGAAACGCCAGGCGTGCGAGTGAAGATCGTCCCTCTCCTCGAGGGCGAGCAGTGACTACAGGAAACTACAGGGGAGAGTCGAAATGAGACTGATCAGCGCGCGCCAGGCTTGGCACGACGCCTTCTACGAGAGTCGGAGCTCAGTGCTGGCGGTGGCGGCCGACAAGGCCGCGCTGGGCAAGAAGGGGCGGGTGGCCAACGAGACGCACCCCGACCGCAAGGACACCAACGGGCGTAGCGCCCACATGCTGGCCGCCGGCCTGGTGCAGGCTGCCATCCGCTCGCTGCCGAAGCCGCTGCAGCACTTCGGCCACACGCTGTACTCGCCGCTGGCCACCGGTGACGACGTGGCGATCGCTCACGGCCTGGTCTGGATCGGCGCCGGCCTCGGCCAACTGACTCAGCGCCAGGGCGAGCGGGCTTACTGGATGGCGCTGGCGGCGATCAACTCGCATAAGCGCGCCGTCAATGGCCGCGACACACTGCGCCCGGCCGAGGTCTGCCTCTTCATCGAGGAGCGCCTCGGCTGCCGGATCGACCCCGGCAACTGGGCGCGGGACTACGCCAGTACCTGGGAGCGCCTGGCGCGCCACATCGACAAGCTCGACGCTCAGGCGCTGAGGCCGGTCGCCGAGGTAGTGGCGAAGCAGAGCGGCCTGCGGAAGGGGCCGGGCTGGCGCTGGCACCAGGTCGACCGCGATGTGGTGGCGTTGCAGCGGGCCGAGGCCTACGCCGAGCGCCGGGAGCATCACCAGCAGCGCTTGGCTGAACGGCTGCGCGGGATGTCGGACCAGGAGCTGGCGCGGTGGGCGGCGAGGATGAAGCGGTACGGGGAGGCATACCGGGAGGAGTGGGGCGAGGACATCCTGGAGTGCCCCAGTGTCCATCAGCGCTACCACGACCGCGTGGCGGCCTACTGGGCCCAGCGGGAGCGCCTGAAACGGGTCGCTTGACGATTTGAAGAGCATTTGGGTATCGTTTTGCCATTGTGCACAGTTGCACCCGATCAACAGATTCCCCCGAAAACCCGGCCTTGGCGCCGGGTTTTTTCGTTTCTGCTCCACCAACGCGCAGTGCCTGCCCGGCGAAGGGATAGGACAACCGAGATGCCGAAAATGCCCGAAAAAGACCCAAGCCTGTGGGCTGCAGCGCTGGCCTGGCTGTCCACGCACCAGTCGCAGGTCTACGCATTTCTACTTTCCATCGGAATCGCCGTGCTGCGCGTCATCTACGGCGGCGGCCCGACACGCCAAGTCTGGCTGGAAGGGGCGCTATGTGGCGCGCTGACGCTCGCAGTGTTGTCCGGGTCGAGTTGGCTCGGCATTCCCGAAGATGCGTCAGCGTTCATCGGTGGCGTTGTCGGCTTCGTCGGCGTGAAGAAGATCGGCGAGTACGCAGACCGATGGCTGGGGCGCAAGGCCGACTCGGCCTGATTTCCACAGCAGAGGTTCAGCATGGCGCTAACGAAAAAACAGCGCCTGTTCGTCGACGAGTACCTGCTTGATCTCAACGCGACGCAGGCCGCGATTCGGGCCGGCTACAGCACCCGGCGCGCGGCGGAGATCGGCTATCAACTGCTCCAGCGGCCGGAGGTCGCCCAGGCTATCCAGGCCGCCATGGCCCAACGCTCCCAGCGCACACAGGTCGAAGCCGACTATGTGATCCGGCGGCTACGCGAGATCGACGAGATGGACGTACTCGACATCCTCGAGGACGACGGATCGTTCCGGTCGATCCGCGACTGGCCCCGGGCCTGGCGCCAGTTCCTGTCCGGCATCGAGATCGCCGAGTTGTTCGAGGGCCGCGGTGACGACCGCCGCATCGCTGGCGTGCTCCGCAAGGTCAAGTGGCCGGACAAGCTCCGCAACCTGGAGCTGCTGAGCCGTCATGTCGGCACCGAGTCGGCTGCGCTGGACCTTGAGTTGAAGCGACTGGACGTGGCGAAGAAGCGCGCCGAGTTGAAGTTGCTGGAAAACCCCGAGGACGATGCGCCGCCGACCAGCGTCGCGGTGACTATCATCGACGCGAGGGTGCGCGATGCCGACGCTTAACGTGCCTCAGGCAAAGTTCCTGGCGCTTCCGCACAAGTTCTGCGGCTTTGTCGCTGGGTTCGGCTCCGGCAAGACGTGGGTGGGCTGCTCAGGGCTCGCCCAGCACGCATGGGAATGGCCGCGCATCAACGCCGGCTACTTCGCGCCGACCTACGCCCAGATCCGTGACATCTTCTATCCGACGATGGAGGAGGTGGCCTTCGACTGGGGGCTGCGGACCAAGATCAACCAGGCGAATCACGAGGTTCACCTCTACAGCGGCAGCGCCTACCGCACGACGATCATCTGTCGCTCCATGGAGAAGCCGCAGACTATCGTGGGCTTCAAGGTCGGCCGGTCCTTGGTGGACGAGCTTGACGTGCTGTCGCTGATCAAGGCCCAGCAGGCCTGGCGCAAGATCATCGCGCGGATGCGCTACAAGGTGGACGGCCTGCGCAACCGCGTGGACGTCACCACTACCCCGGAAGGCTTCAAGTTCGTCTTCCAGCAGTTCGTGAAGCAATTGCGCGAGAAGCCGCACCTGCAGGACCTATATGGCCTGGTCCAGGCCAGCACCTACGACAACGAGGCGAACCTGCCGGACGACTACATCGATTCGCTGATGGAGTCGTACCCGCCGCAACTGATCGCGGCGTATCTGCGCGGCCAGTTCGTCAACCTGACGGCGGGCACCATCTACACCGCCTACGACCGCACTCTTAACGCCTCGCAGGAGACGGTTCAGCCAGGCGAGCCGATATTCGTGGGCATGGACTTCAACGTCGGCAAGATGGCCGCCGTCGTGCATGTGAAGCGCCTGGGCCTGCCGCACGCGGTCGACGAGATCGTCAACGGGTACGACACCCCTGACATGATCCGCCAGATCAAGGAGCGGTTCTGGCTGTACGCCGACGGCGAATATCGGCCTACCCGCCAGATCAGGATCTACCCCGACGCCTCCGGCGACTCGCGCAAGTCCGTCCGGGCCAGCGAGACCGATATCGCGCTGCTCAAGCAGGCCGGCTTCGTCGTCTCGGCGCCCACCGCCAACCCGCCGGTCAAGGACCGCATCAACTCCATGAACGCCATGTTCTGCAACGCCAAGGGCGAGCGCCGGTATCGGGTCAACCCCGACCGGTGCCCGACCTACGCCGATGCCCTCGAGCAGCAGGTGTGGGGCACCAACGGTGAGCCGGACAAGTCGGCCGACATCGATCACCCCAACGATGCTGCGGGCTACTTCATTCACAAGGAATTCCCGGTCGAGCGACCTGCGGCCGTTGTTACCACCCTGAGGTTCTGACCATGAGCGATTCCGTTTGCCAGTGCTGCGCTGCTGTCGAGGAGATGCGCGAGCACTGGAAGCTGATCGATTGCATCAAGGGCGGCACCTCGGCCATGCGCGAGGCGGGGGAGGCGTATCTGCCCAAGCGGCAGCTCGAGACGAGGGAGGATTATGAAGCGCGGCTGAAGCTGGCGACGCTGCACCCCGCGTTCGAGGAAACGGTCGGCGCCATGGTGGGGCGAGTGTTTGCGAAGCCGGTCGTGATCGGCGATGACGTGCCCCAGGAGGTTGCCGACCTGCTGACCGACGTGGATACGGAGGGACGTGACCTGCAGGTGTTCGCCCAGGACTGGTTCCGCGGCGGTCTGGAGTATGGCCTGAAGTTCGCCCTGGTCGAGATACCGCAACGGCCAGAGGATCTGCCGAACACACGGCAGGCCGAGCAACAGGCCGGCTTCAGGCCCTACGGGGTACTGATCGAGCCTGGCCAGGTGCTGGGATGGAAGACCGGCAATGTTGCTGGTGTCGACAGCCTGACCCAGTTCCGTTTCCGGACGTGCCGGGTGGAGGAGGTGGACGAGTTCACCGACGAATCCGTTGAGCAGATCCGCGTGATCGAGCCCCACCGGCATCGCGTGTTCGAGGAGGGCAAGGACGGGTGGGAGATGGTGTCGGACACGCCGAACACGCTCGGCTTCATCCCCTTGGTGCCGTATTACACCGCGCGTACCGGATTCCTCACGGCGAAGCCACCGCTGCTCGAACTCGCCCACCTGGTGGCAAAGCACTGGTGGCTCCAGTCCTCCCTGGACAGTCTGGTTGATGTCGCCTGCGTGCCGATCCTGGTGATGACTGGCGTCGACTCCGGCGACGAGCTGGCCATCGGCGCGCGCTCCGCGGTGAAGTTGCCTCGGGAGGCCGACATGAAGTACGTCGAGCACACCGGCGCCGCCATCAAGACCGCGCGGGAACAGCTTGACTCACTGCAAGAGGAGATGAGACAGGCCGGTGCGAAGTTGGTGGAGAAGTCCACCCAGGTCATGACGGCGAAGCAGTCTGGCGAGGAATCGGCGAAGGAGACCAGCAAACTGGCGATGATGTGCCAGGGCCTGCAGGACAGCCTAGTGCTGTTCCTGTCGTACTTCTCCCTGGCACTGAACAACCGCGCCGAGGGCGGCACCGTGCAGCTCCAGCCGAATCTCGACCCGGATTACGCTCCGGCCGAGACCATGGGTGTGCTGCAGCGCATGCGTGACGGCGGCTCGTTGTCTGACCAGACCCTGTTCAATGAGGCCCAGCGGCGCGGCATGCTCGCCGAGGACCTGGACTGGGAGTCGGAGCAGGAGCGGATCCGCAACCAGGAGCCTGCGATATGACTCGCTTGGAGGTGCTGCTGGCGGAGCTGTATACCGACCATGGTATCGACCTGATCAGGACCACGGCAGGTATGTCGAAGGAAGTCGAGGAGAAGATCACCGAACTCGCCGAGGAGTTGGTGAAGCTGCTGCAGGGCCGCCGGTTGCCGCTGAAGAACGTCAAGGAGGTCAACGCGATCCTCGACGAGGCGGCCAAGGCAATCAAGGCGCAGTACACCGAGATCGCTGCGGCGCATGATGCCAACCTTCGGCAACTCGCGGTCATCGAAGGAGGCTTCGCGTCGAACTCAGTCAACAGTCTGGTGAGCCGGCCAATCATGCTCGGCGTCGGCAAGAACCGACTCAGCGCCGTGGTTGCGAATACGCTCATCGAGGGCGCGCCTACCAAGCAATGGTGGCTCAAGCAGGCTGCGGATGTGTCGTTTCGGTTCGCCGGTGTGGTGCGCAATGGCTTCGTGAACGGCGAGACCACGGAACAGATGGTCACCCAGATCGTCGGCCGCCGGGCTCGGGGCGACCAACCGCCGATGAAGGGCTTCATGGATGTCAGCAAGCGCGCGGCTCGGACCTTGGTCCACAACAGCGCCCAAGCGGTGGCCAATGGCGCCAGGATGGAGGTCTACAAGGCCAATTCTGGCGAAAATGGACCGGTGAAAGGCTATCGCCAGCTCAGCACCCTGGACTCGCACACCACTGAAACCTGCATGGTCTACGACCAGAAGACCTGGGATCTGCAGTTCAGGCCTGTGGGGCACTCGTTGCCGTACAAGCAAGGTTGCCCGCGGCACTGGGGGTGCCGCAGTACCACTCTGCCTTGGCTCAAGACGATGCGTGAGCTAGGTATCGACGTCGACGAGGTGAAGAGCACCCGGGCGTCGATGGACGGCCAGGTGCCGGCCAGTCTGAACTTCGAGACATGGCTCAAGGGTAAGTCGAAGGCCTTCCAGGACGAGAAGCTGGGGCCCGGCCGCGCCGACCTTTGGCGCCGAGGCGTCATCACCTTGATCGACCTGCTGGACCAGCGGGGCAACCCGCTGAGCCTAGCCCAACTCAAGTCGCTGTACGCGCCCGACTGATCACCAATTCGTGTAGGCCCCGGCAACGTCCGGGGCTTTTTTATGCCTGCGTTTCGGATGGAGCGGGGCGCCTTCCGGGCCGGATGGCCCATCGCAATGGCCGGATGGCCGGAGAAAGACGAGATGAAACTGAAGACTGTCGAAGTCGATGGCAAGCAATACGCCGAGGTCCAGGATGGCAAGCCGGTTTACGTGGAGGATGACGGCAAGGAGATCGCTTTCGATGCGGTTGGTACCCGAGCCACCATCACCCGCTTGAACGGAGAGGCCAAGCAGCAGCGCGAGCGGGCGGAGAAGGCCGAGAAGATCGCAAAAGACTTCGAAGGCATCGAGGACCCGGCCGCAGCGCGCAAAGCCCTGGAAACCGTCGCCAATCTCGACGCGAAGAAGCTGGTGGATGCCGGCGAGATCGAGAAGGTGAAGGCTGAAATCGGCAAGGCCTATGACACCAGGCTGACCGAGGCCGCCACGCGCGCGGAGCAGTTGGAGCAGCAGCTCTACGCCGAGAAGATCGGCGGCAGCTTCTCCCGCTCGAAGTTCGTGGCCGACCGCCTGGCTGTTCCGGCCGACATGGTGCAGTCCGTGTTCGGTAAGCACCTGAAGATCGAGGACGGCAATGTCGTCGCCTACGACGCCCACGGCAACAAGCTGTACAGCAAGGCCCGTCCCGGCGAGGCCGCCGACTTCGATGAAGCGCTGGAGATTCTCGTCGACCAGTACCCCTACCGCGACCAGATCCTGAAGGGCTCTGGCCACTCCGGCGGCGGAACGCCCCCGGGCGGCAAGCCCTCCGGCAGCACGGCCAAGTCGCTCGCCGACTGCAAGACCGAGGCCGAGAAGGTCGCCTACCTCGAAACGATCAAGTAAGGAGGCCACATGGCTTTCGATCTCGCTGTATTCAACAAGCAGACCTACACGGCTCTGACCGAAACCGTCGCCCAGGCGATCGACAAATTCAACCAGGCATCCGCCGGCACCATCGTCCTGCAGAACGCGCCGGCGCAGGGCGACTTCGACATCAAGGCCAGCTTCAAGCTGATCGCCAATCTGGTGCGCCGCCGCAACGTCTACGGCAACGGCGACGTGGCTGCGACTCGTCTGATGCAGTTGCTCAACGCCGCAGTGAAGGTCGCCGCCGGCACGCCACCGATCGAGTATGAGGCGGCCCAGTACAACTGGGTGTTGCAGAACCCGGCGTTGGCGGCCCTGACCATCGGTGAGCAACTGGGTAAAGCACGTGTCGCGGACATGCTGAACACCGCCATCCGCGGCGCGGTGGCTGCGATCAGTGGTCACGCCGACGCGACCCATGGCAGCGCCACCGAGACCGCAACCTTCCGCACCCTGAACAAGGCGGCGTTCAAGTTCGGTGACCGCGCCAACGCCATCGCGGCCTGGGTGTTCCACTCCAGCGTGGTCAGCGATCTCTACGACAACGCTCTTGCGAACGCCGAGAACCTGTTCACCTACGACGGCGTGAACGTGATGCGCGACCCGTTCGGCCGTCTGTTCGTGGTGACCGACGCCGACTCGCTGATCGTGCCGCCCGGCGCCGACCCCGAGGCCAACCCGGCTTCGTTCCGCTCGCTGGGCCTGGTGCAGAGCTCGGTACTGGTGACCGGCAACAACGACTTCGACGCTGTTCTGAACCGCACTACCGGCAAGGAGAACCTGGGTTCGGTCTACCAGGCCGAGTGGAGCTACAACCTGGGCGTGCTCGGTTACACGTGGAAGACCGGTACGGGCGGCGCTTCGCCGAACGATACCGCGATCGGTACCGCGGCGAACTGGGAGCGCACCGCCACCAGCGTCAAGGACACCGCCGGCGTTCTGGTGCTGAGCAAGTAACCGCAGAGGGGCCGCCAGGCCCCCCTTTTCATGAGGTGGACAATGACCAAGAAGATTCTGTGGTTCGTAGCGGGCCCGGCGACCTCGGACCAGATGGAGTTCGCCCAGCGCAATGGGCTGACGATTCTGGATCCGCTCGCCTATCGCCAGGGTGACTTCCTCGAACAGGCCGATGCGGTGGCTGGCGAGGTACCGCGGGCATACTCGGCGGCCTACGACCTGATCGAACTGCAAACCATCGGTGCTGCGAAGGCTTCGGGCGGCCAGGACGGCGAGCCGACCCTCGACGAAATCAAGGCAGACCTGAAGGCCCTTGGCGTTGCGTTCGACGGGCGCGCAGGCAAGGCTGCGTTGGCGAAACTGCTCGCCGAGGCGAAGGCGGCCCAGGAGCCCTCGCCGTTGAACGACGAGCAGGTGCTGGCGCGTCTCGTTGAACTGGGTGTCGAGGTGCCGGAAGGCGCCACGCCCGATTCGCTGCGCGAGCTCCTGAAGGCGACCGAGGAGAAAGCCAATGGCGGTGGTGACTGAGGGTGACAGCGCCAACAGCTACGTCTCCGTCGACCAGGCTACCGAGTATCACGCTCAGCGCGGCAATGCTGCCTGGGCGTCGGCCTCCAATGACAGCCGCTCCTCGGCACTAATCAGGGCGACCGACTACATCGACCGCAGCTATCAATTCCGAGGCTCGAAGGTCGACCCGGACCAGCCGCTGGAGTTTCCACGCACCGGCCTGGCCTGGCCGAACCGGAAACTGCAGGCCGCAACGTGCGAACTGGCCCTGCTGGCGCTCGACGGGCCGCTGGACACGGTACAGCAGGCCTCCGCCGTGAAATCCGAGACGGTGGGGCCCCTCACCACGGTCTACGCCGATCCGGTGAACCAGGGGCAGCCGCGCTACGTTGCAGTGGATCGGCTTCTGGAGGCGCTGACCGTCGGCGGCGGCATGTTCAACGTCAGGGTGTCGAGGATGAGCTGATGGCCGATATCTACGACCGTTCCCGGGCGATGGCCATACGCATGCTGGCACCACGGAGTAAGGGCGGTAAGGGGCTTGAGCTACGCCTGACCAAGTTCGAGCAGGGCGAGTACGACCCGGCGACCGGTGGAAGTCCAACCATCGAGCGCCGCTTCGATGGTTCCGGCATGCGCCAGGACTACGATGTGCGGGTTATCGATGGCTCGCTGATCCAACAGGGTGATGTCGAGATCATCATGTCACCAGTGCAGCTCGGGGGGCAGGACATGCCGGCGCCGAGGAACGGCGACCGTATCGAGTTCGACGGCGAGGCCTTCAAGGTGGTGACTGCGAAAGCCTGGAATTATGCCGGCCTGGACATCGGTTTCGTCGCGCAGGCGAGGAGGTAGCGCATGGCCCGTGGCTCTCGCATGCGTCAACGCTACTCAGGGCGCCAGGGCAGCTTCGCTGCAGCGGTGGCGCAGTTTCGCGACCAAGCCTTGGCTGCCGGCGATGCGATCTACCAGCGGATCATGTTGGACCTGTCCGCCAAGGTGATCGAGAAATCTCCAGTCGGTGACCCGGAGCGGTGGGCCGCGAACGTCGCTTACCGCCAGAGGGCGAGCGCCGCGGCGGATCGCTACGACGAGAACGTCGCGATTCGCAACACCCTGATCAACCTGAATCCGAGCAACTTCACCAGGAACGGGAAGCTACGTCGAGGCGTGAAGCACGCGAAGCCGCTGACCAAGGCGGAGCGTGACCAGAACTTCGACGTCAACGGGATGGTGGCCGGGCGCGGGTATGTTGGCGGGCGCTTTCGGGCCAACTGGCAGTTCAGCATTGGCACGGCCGCACAGGGGGAGATTGATGACGTCGACCCGACTGGCAGCAAGGCAATTTCTGCAGTGACCGCTGGGGTCCAGCCGCTGAAGCTCGGTGATACCGCCTACCTGGTGAACAACCTGCCGTATGCGGTACCGCTGGAGTACGGGCACTCCAGCCAGGCGCCGGCTGGCATGGTCCGGGTGACCATCGCCGAGTTCCAGCAGATTGTGGAGGCCGCCGTCAGGGCGAACCAGGTGTAGCTCCACCAGACCAGGGGTCGATATGTCCCATTCTCTTGCTCGCCAAGCTATCGAGGAAAAGCTCAACTCATGGGCAAAAGGGAGGCCTATTCGTGTGGCGTTTCAAGCGTCCAGTTTCACTCCCGAGGTCGGCGAGACATACCTCCGCGGGTATCTACTTCCAAGCGGGACCAGCACCCCTCATTTGGCTGGCGAGGCTCTCGAGTTTCGGGGTGTCTACCAGGTCAGCATCGTCTGCCCATCGGGCCAGTCGCTGGGGATTGCAGAGTCGCTTGTTGATGAGATCACTTCACTGTTTCGCGTTGACTCGCGCCTGTCGCGCGGTGACTTCGAAGGGATTGTTGCCGGACCAGTAGAGCAAGGACCGGCCATCTTCGATGATGCCTCCTACATCGTTCCAGCCAGCTTTGCCTATCGCGGCGCGGCTGACCAATAGCCCGATCGGGCACAACCATCCGCCGCCTGGCGGGCTTTCAAGAGGAAATACTCATGGCCGCACGCTTCCCGCTGCCCAATGGCTCCGTGCTGGAAATTGCATCCACACTGGGGGCCGCCGTTGCTTTCACGGCAATTACCAACGCAAAACCGCCGATTGCCAGCGCTACTGGCCATTCCCTGGAGATGGGGGATGCCGTTCTGATCACCTCCGGCTGGGCCAAGATATCTGACCGAGCCAGCCGTATCGGAGCGGTCACAACTGATACTTTCGCACTGGGTGGGCTGGATACTACCAACACTGATATCTACACCCCAGGTTCCGGTGTTGGTTCGGTGATTCCGGTGGAGTCCTGGGTTCAGATCTCGAAGGTCACCGGATTTTCCTCTTCGGGGGGCGAGCAGCAGTATCTGACCGTTGGCTACTTGGAAGAAGATGATGATCGGCAGATCCCGATCAATCGGAACCCGCTTTCCCTGGAGATTACGGTCGAAGACCAGCCGTCCGCCGCATATGTCGATGTGGTCGAGAATCTTGGGGAAACGAAAGCACTGACCGTCATCCGGCTGAAGCTGCCGAGTGGTGACCAAATCCTGTATCCCGGCTACGTGAGCATCACCAGTTCGCCGACCATGGAGCGGAATCAGTTGATGACCCGCACTATCAGCATTGGCCTGTCTGGTCGTCCGCTTCGATACCTGGCGGCGTAAGGAGGGGATATGAGCAAAGTCAAGTTTTCCCTGGACCCGAAGCCTACTTTCATTGCTCCAGTACCAATCCCATTGCATGGCGGCGGGAGTGTCGAGGTGAAGTTCACCTTCAAGCACATGCCAAAGGATGATCTCGACGCATTCCTGAAGGGAGTGGGCGAACTGTCTGACCGCGAGGCGATCATGGCCGTTGCGGCAGGCTGGGAACTCGACGACGCGTTCAACGACGAGAACGTACAGCGACTGCTGCAGAACTACCTCGGCGCCGGCCCGACGGTTGTCAGGGTGTACATGGAGCAGATCACCCAGGCCCGCCTGGGAAACTGACCAGCGCGGCGGCAGCGCTGTACAAGACAGAGCCTGATGCGGAAGCCATTGCTGCGCTGGGGCTCAGGCCTGATGACCTACCGGTGGAAGAGGTGGCCATCTGGCCTGAGAACTGGCGGGCTTTCCTGCTGTTTCGCGACATGTCCACCCAGTGGCGAACAGGCATGAACGGTCCCACTGGACTGGACTACGGCGTCTTACAGGACATCTTACGGCTGCGCGGGGTGCCGCGGGCTCAATGGTCCGAACTGTTCGATGCCGTCCAGACGATGGAAGCCGTCGCGCTGACAACAATTCATGAAGGGTAAGCGATGGATATTGCAAGCCTTGGCATCGCCGTGCATTCGGAGAGCGCCGACCAGGCGGCTCAGGATCTGGATCGCCTGGTCGTATCCGCCGTCCGAGCTGAAAATGCGGTCGACTCGGTCGGAGAAACCTCTGCCCAAGCATCCGCGCGCATCTCCAACATGGTTCGCGCCTCGCTGGAGGCCAGTGATTACCATCAGAGGCTTGCGAAGGCGGCTACCAGCAGTAGCGCAGCCCTCGAGAAGGCGAATGCCTCGACCATCGACTGGACCAAGTACCAGGAGGAGATCAACGCTCGCGGGCAAGCCATCATCCAGTCGCAGCAGCGCATTGCCGAACAGGCCAAGAAGTCCGCTACTGCAGCCCAGGAGCAATCTACCAGTCTCGATGCCGGCAGCCGGAACCTTGCCAGGTTCAACGATCAGTTGGGTCGGACCGGTCTTACCGCCAGGCAAACCCAGGCCGCTATGCGGGGGCTTCCCGCGCAGATCAGTGATGTCGTCGTCAGCATCCAGGGCGGCCAGTCCCCCATGCAGGTCCTTCTGCAGCAAGGCGCACAGGTTCGCGATATGTTCGGCGGACTTGGCCCAGCGCTGCGGGCGGTTGGTGGTTATGCGCTGAGCTTGATTAACCCCGTTAACGGGTTGGCTGCAGCTGCCGGCACGCTTGGTTTTGCTTTCTACGACGCAGAGAAAAAGGCCGCTGCCTTTAGCAAAGCAATTTTTGCTGGGAATGGCGCAGCAGGCATGACTGGGTCGGCTCTGGCTCAAGTTGCTAAGCAGGCTGCTTCGGTCTCCGGATCATTGGCCAGCGCGAATCGAGCTGCTATTGCATTGGCAGCCAGCGGAAAGGTTGGGGCCGGCCAACTTCAGAGCCTCACGGAAACGACCAGCGCAATCGCTCAATTTACCGGGCGGGATATTGAGGATGTGGCGAAGTCCTTGTCAGAGCTGGGGGATGATGCGACTAGGGCAGCGGCACGAGTTAGCGAGCAGTATCGGCTGCTGAGTTACGAGCAATATCAGGCGATCAAGGCGATCGATGAGCAAGGCGACCATCAGCAGGCTGTCGATCAACTGAACGAGGATCTGCATCGTAACGCTCAGGAGAGGCTGAAACAGTATCGCGAGTCTCTGTCTGGTATTGAGCAGGGATGGGACGCAGTTAAAACGGCGATCGGTAATGCCTACGCTGCAATCCGTGCTGACTTGTTTCCAACCCTCAATGAGCAAATACAGACGCTCCAACGGACATTGGATCAACGGCAAAACGCTCCGTTTCTGTCGAATGCTTTGCGTGGCGCACTAACTGGCGCCGCAACTGGCTTGCCTGGCGTGGCCGCTACCGGAGCACTATTTCAGTCCTTTCGGGATCAGTTCAGCTCCACAGAGGCATTGAAGGAGCAGAACAGCCTCTTGCTCGTCCGAAAAGACTTGTCTGAGCAGAATGCCAAGTCGGAGGCTGAGCTGGGCGAGGCTGACCAGCAGCTCATCGCCATTGAGAAAGAGCTGGGCGACCAGTTAGGCGATGTCTCCCCGGCGGCCAAGCGAGCGAAAGCAATTGATGAGCTGACCAAGAGGTACGTCGCCGGCTACCGCGCGGCCGAGAAGATGATCTCGGCAGGCAAGTTGAGCGCGCTTCCCGACTGGCTCAAGGGTGTGAATATTGTCGGTGATAGCGTATCAGGCGGAACCTTCGACAAGCTGGTGGCTGGCATCAATCAGCGGTTCAAGGACCCGAAGGCGGCCAGGTCTTCTCAATTTCGTGATGATGCTGCTACCCAGTACCTGTTGCGTCTGCGCGAGCAGCAGGGAGCCCTGGAGCAGCAACTTGGTACCAGCGAGAAACTGTCCGCTTCGCAGCGTGAGATGGCGAAGTGGGAGCAGCAGATTGCGGACCTGAAGGTGAAAGCTGTCCTGACTGCCGATCAAAAGTCTCTCTTGGCTAGGGAGGCGGAGGTTCGCGCGCAGCTTCAGAAGAACGTGGCGCTCGAGGCCGAGGCGAGGAAGAAGGAGGAAATCGCCAGGATCGACGCGTACCGCGCAAACCTTGAGGGGCGCCTGCGCTCAGTGCAGCAGGGGTACGAACTGCAGATCGCTGGCCTTGGTGCGGGCGATGAAGAGCGCCGGCGCATTCAGGACCGTTTGAAGCTGGAGCAGGAGTACCAGAGCCAGAGCGCCAAACTGCAGGAGCAACGCAACCGCGGCGAGACCAACGGCGGTATCAGCCAGAGCCAGTACGAAAAGGAACTCTCTGCTCTGGACGATTATCACCGTAAGGCGCTGGCCAAGCAGAACGACTACTTCCATCAAGTCGATGAGGCTCAGAAGGATTGGTCGCTGGGAGCCAGATCAGCGTTCAAGACCTATCTGGAGAGTGCTCGGGACGTGGCGGGCCAAACCAAGAACCTGTTCAGCAACGCGTTCAGCAGCGCGGAGGACTCAATCGCCAACTTCGCCACGACCGGCAAGCTGTCGTTCTCCGACTTCGCCAAGAGCATCCTGGCGGACATGGCGCGGATTGCAACGCGCGCCGCTGCCTCGCAGGCCCTTTCGTCCCTCTTCGGCGGCTTCTTCGGCGGTGGAAACGCTGCCGCGCAGTCGGGTGTCGACAACCTGGTGAGCAACAGCGGGCTGTTCGCCAACGGTGGTGCGTTCGCCGGCGGCGTGCAGATGTTCGCCACTGGCGGGGCCTTCACCAACAGCGTGGTCAGCACGCCAACCGCGTTCGGCATGAGCGGCGGCCGCCTGGGTGTGATGGGCGAAGCGGGGCCAGAGGCAGTGATGCCGCTGACCAGAACCTCGTCCGGCGCCCTCGGTGTGCGCGCTGTTGGTGGTGGAAGTACCGTTGTTGCTCCGGTCTCGGTGACGATCCAAGACTCGGGCGCGAGCCCGCAGGCAGGTGACTCTGGGATGGATGGTGCTACGGTGCAGCGTGCTGTCGCTAGCGTGGTAGAGCAGGCCATCAGCAACGAGCTTCGCCCCAGCGGAAGAATTTGGCGCGCAATTCACGGGAGGTAGCATGAAGTTTGAATATGACGAGGTGGAACTATTTGCGGCAGTCAACGAAGCAGTCAGGGCCTTCTTTCTGGATGAGCTCCCGGTAAAAACGCCAGCGCCTGAGATCAGGGCGAGGGCGTCTGCATATTCGGATGCGGTTGGCCGGATAGTTCAGGGGTTGCATTCGGCAGATGGCCGTGCGGAGCGCATTCGGTTGGAACTACAGGCAGAGATTCAGCGGTACGTTGATGAGGAACTCAGGCCAGGTGGTAAGTTCTGGAAGGCCATGCAGGGTGGTTGAAGATGTCAATCGAAACCTTCACCTGGGCCACCGAGAGCGGTGGCGAGGGCGACATAACCTTCGCCACCAGGTCCGCGCAATTCGGTGACGGCTACAAGCAGTTGGTGAGCGAAGGTCTGAACAGCAAGGCCCAGAGCTGGCCGGTGTCCATCACCGGGCCGGCGGCGACCATCAAGGCCGTGATGGACTTCCTGGACCGCCACACCGGAGCGCGTGCATTTCTCTGGACGCCGCCCCTGGGCGACCTGGGCTTCTACACCTGTGCGGGCTACCGGCCCGTCAACCTCGGCGGCCGGGTCTACCGGCTGACCGCGACCTTTGAACAGGCATTCCATCCATGACACTGATCACCGATATCCAGAAGCTGGAGCCGGGCGGCGAGGTCGTGCTGTTCGAGCTCGACGGCAGCGACTTCGGCGTCGACGTGGTCCGGTTCCACGGTCACGCTATCCCGCAGAGTCCGCAGGAACTGGCCGCCGCCGGCGCCAACGCCGACCAGTTGCCGGCGAAATCGATCTGGTGGCAGGGCCACGAATACGCGGCCTGGCCGGTGCAGATCGAGGGCATCGAGGCGAACAGCGATGGTACTGCGGCGCGGCCGAGCTTCACCGCCGGCAACGTCAATGGCCGGATTACGGCGCTCTGCCTGGCGTTCGAGGACCTGCTCCAGTTCCGCCTCACCATCCGGACGACGCTGGCGAAGTATCTGGACGCGGCGAACTTCCCTGGCGGCAATCCCGACGCTGATCCCTCCCAGGAGATCGTCGAGATCTGGTACTTGGACCAGAAAACCAACGAGGACGGCCAGTACGTCGCTTGGGAACTGGCCTCGCCAGGCGACGTTGGCGGCGAGCAGGTCGGCCGGCAGATGACCACCCTGTGCCACTGGGCGATGACGGGCGGGTACCGCGGGCCCGACTGCGGCTACACCGGCCCGTACTTCGACATCGACGGCAACCCCACCGATGACCCAGCCCGGGACGAGTGTGATGGCTGCCTGGGCACCGGTTGCATCCCGCGCTTCGGTGAAGGCAACCAACTGCCCTTCGGCGGCTTCCCTGCCGTCTCGATCATCGCCAGGAGCTGACCATGCTCAAGCACATCCTGTCTGCCGTGCAGAAGCACGCTGCGGCAGAGTATCCGCGCGAGTGCTGCGGACTGATCATCCGTTCTGGCCGGAGCCAGCGATACGTTCCCTGCGAAAACACCGCTGCCGACGCCGGCGAGGAGTTCCGCATCGCGCCGGAGGCGTATGCAGAGGCAGAGGACCAGGGAGAGATCGTCGCCGTGGTGCATAGCCACCCCGATGCCACCAGCCGACCGAGTGCCGCAGATGTCGCGATGTGCAACGCCTCGGGCCTGACTTGGCACATCCTGAGCTGGCCGGAGGGCGACCTGCGTACCATCGAGCCCGTCGATCAGGTGCCGCTGCTCGGGCGCGCGTTCGTGCATGGGGTGCAGGACTGCTGGCAGGTCTGCGCCGACTGGTACCAGAGGGAGTGGGGCATCGAGTTCCCGCACTTCGAGCGTGCCGATGGCTGGTGGGAGCGGGCAGACGGTCCAAGCCTCTACGAACAGCAGTTCGAGGGGGCCGGCTTCATCCGGGTGGACCGGCCGCAGCGCGGCGACATGATCGTGATGGCGGTGGGGCGCACCGCGCACCCGAATCACGCCGGGATCTACCTGGGGGACGACCCATCACTACCCAGCGAGGATGCGCAACACTTCGGCGCCGGGCCGTTCCTGTTGCACCACCTGTATGGGAAGCCCTCAGAGATCATCGTGTTCGGCGGGCCGTGGCTCGACCGGATGCGGCTGGTGCTGCGGCATCGGAAAGCGAAAGCGTAGAGACGCGGCGGCGATTAACTGGGGCTGCATGGTCATTGCGTGGTCTCAAGCAACCCGAGGTAGGTGGAAATGGGCGGAGCTAGCTTTCAGCTGGCGGTTTGCCTCCTGGGCGCTTCCGACGCGAACGCCGGTAGTAGTCCTCGATCCGGTCAGCGTGTTCTTGGCGAAGTTTGCTGCTGACCAGTTCTGGAGTGAGCACTGTTACGCGCTGTTCAAAGACCTCAAAATTTCCTTCGCGATTAATTCCACGAATGTGCTCGCGGATCTCGTCCCAACTAATCGGTTCGCCCTGGGCGTCTAGGACGACATCGATAAAGCCTGCGTTCTGATGACGACCAACGTTCTCATGGAAAAAGCTGTCCTGTAGGCGAGACACCAGCTCCGCTGTAATCGAGCGGTGATTGGCTGCGGCTGCCTGCTCAAGTTTCTCTTTCAACTCGGCGGGCATACGGAAGTTTACTTGGGGGTCTGATCTGCTCATGAGCGAATAATGCAGCACCGTGCTATTGACAGCAACAAAGCACGGTGCTTGAATTGCACGAGCAAAGCACGGTGCTTTGAAATGAGGGAGGAGTCATGAAAGTACGAGAGATGCCGCAGGTCGCTTTTCGGCTGAAGCCGCACCAGAAGGATTGGCTGGAGCGCAAGGCTGAACAGGAAGAGCGGAGCCAAGCTTGGGTGATGATGAGGATCGTCGAGGAGGCCATGCAGCGTGACCAGCAGCAGGCCTGAAAAGAAGAAGCCCCAGGTGCGCCAACACCCAGGGCTTCGGGGAAACGTCGAAATCTACGAGGAAACCAACGTCATGCACGATCATAACACAACGACTGCTCAGGTCATCCCGTTCCGCCAGAAGGAACTCCTGCTGGTGGGCAATGCAGGGGAGCCTTTCGTACCGATGAAGCCGGTGGTGGAGGGCATGGGGCTGGCCTGGCAGAGCCAGCACCGCAAGCTGATGGCAGGGCGGTTCGCCTCAACCATCACCGAAATGGTGATAGTTGCCCAAGACGGGAAGCAGCGTGAAATGACCTGCCTTCCACTTCGCAAGCTCACTGGCTGGCTGATGTCGATACACCCGAACAAGGTCCGCCCGGAACTGCGCGAAGGCATCATCGCTTACCAGAACGAGTGCGACGACGTGCTCTGGGCCTACTGGAACGAGGGCGCCGCTGTTCGGCGCGATGACCGGACCGCGGCCAGTGTACTCGCCACCACGATCGGAACCGATGGCTTCCACTGCCTGGCTGCCATCGTCGATGGCAAGGTGCGGCACCTGCCGTCGGCGATTCGCCGAGGCGCCAAGAACCACATCTGGAGCCAGGTACACAAGGCGTTCAGCGTCGTGACCGCCGAGGACATCCCGGCCGACCAGCTCGACAGCGCGCGGAACTTCATCGCCGCCTACGCCTTGGAGGGCGAGTGGCTGCCGAAGGATAACGCTGCGTCGGCCGTCGACACCTGCTCGTGGTCGAACATCGCATTTCTGGTCGACTGCGTGGAGAAGTGCTGGAAGATCGTTGAGAGCCGTCGCCTGGCCACTCATCTCAGCGGGCTCGGTTGTAATGCTGGCGTCGAGTTGGCGGGCTTTCTGTGGGATGGGCTGGGTTCCGCAGCGCACGTGAGGAAGTACTGTGCCAACGAGCTGAACTGGCAGAAGGGGGCTTCGGCATGAGCATGGAACTGCTGACCCTTCGCATAAAAGGGGTATCCCCCCTCATGATGCATAGCGACAAGTTGGCCAACCCGCTGCACCCGGCAACGAAGGCGCATCGTGAACTGACCAGCAAGCGCAAGAAAGTCGATGACGACCACGTTGCGATCGCCAGATCGGAGTTCATCGCCGGCGTGTACTTCGATGAAACCTCGGGCATCCACATCCCAGGCGCGAACTTCGACGCGACGTTCCTGGCCGGCGCCAAGCTGCAGAAGCTCGGCACCCACTGGAAGCGTGGAGCGCTGGTGATGACAGACAAGGCTTCGCTGGACTTCGACGGGCCGACGACGCCGGATGCGCTCTGGGACGACCAGCGGTTCGTGGATTGCCGCGGAGTGAAGGTTGGCCAGGCCAAGGTCATGCGGTACAGGCCGATCTTCCTGGACTGGGCATGCGAACTTGAGGTCGCCATCAACACCGACGTGCTGGACCTGCAGGAGGTCAAGAAGGCTATCGAGGACTCCGGCAAGCTGATCGGCGTGTGCGAGTACCGTCCCCGCTTCGGGCGTTTCGAGGTGGCCTATGGCTGAAGTGACGAAGTACCCGGTGCACAAGCAGGCTGTCGAAGACTTCCTCAAGGAGTTCAAATATGGGGACCTGGTCGGACACGACTGGCTTGAAGCGCGCTTCGGTATGCCTTCGATGAGTGATTCCAAGGCGCTCACGGTCGAGCAGTTCCGCGATCGGCAGTTCGAATGGTTGGCCAACGTCGAAGCGTTCAAAACAGAACTGCTTCGAGACCACCAGGTCTGCCTGCAGTCGGTTCGCGGGCGTGGATACCGATGGGTGCCGCCTCATGAACAGACCGGCGTCGCGATGGATGAGCTGGGTCGTAACGTGCGCAAGGTTTTCCGCAGCACCGGACAGAAGCTTCGGCATCTACGGATCACCGAGTTGACGGACGAGCAGCGCCGGGACAATCTGGACCAACTCGCGAAGTTTTCCGCTTTGCGCGGAATGACGACGAAGGCTCTTACCTGAGCTTCACAGCGTACAGCGCATCCACTGGGTGCGTTGTGCGGTGCGCAAGCGCCAATTGCTCGGCATGGCTGGGCTTGGTAAGGCGTGGGTCGGTACGGCTTGGCATGGCAAGCTTGGGCTAGCCTGGGTCTGGTTAGGTGCGGTTCGGCTGGGCTAGGTGCGGTTCGGCAGGGCATGGTGCGGTTCGGCGGGGCATGGCAAGGCATGGGCTGAAAACAGCGTAATGCCCCTTCAATGAGGGGGCATTGCGGTGGCGACAGCCACCAACTGGCACGGCGTGGTCTGATTTGCTCAGGTCAGGTGGGATGGGGTCAGGTCTGGCAAGCTGAGATTCGGCTTGGCGGGGTGGGTCATGGTTTGGGCCGTAAACGGCATGGAGAGGGCGCCTTCGGGCGCCCTTTGTGTTTCTGCTGGGCGGATTCTGGGTTTTGATGCTGGCCAGGTGATGGTAGATTGCGAGCTTTTAGGAGGCTGGATATGGAAAGCGGTTCTTCTTTATTGCTCGGTTTTGTCCTTCTGATTGGAGGTGTTGTCCTCTACTTTTTACCTGCAATAATCGCTGAAAGTAGAAGGCATCATAATAAAGGCGCGATAATTGTATTGAATCTGCTTCTCGGATGGACCTTTGTGGGATGGGTTGCCGCTTTGGTTTGGGCTGCGTCTGCCACAAGAGAGAGTGAGAACAACAATTCTGTGGGTCGAAATAATCTAAATCTGCAAGCTCAAGCAAGTGATGTTCGACCATGTCCGTATTGCGCCGAGATAATTAAGTGCGCTGCGATCAAGTGTCGTTACTGTGGGGCTGATGTTGACTCGGTAGCGGAGAAGTCAGCGCCAGTCGAAGTAAGTGTTGGCTGGGCTGTAAAGGTGAAGTGTAAGTCCGCAGAAGAGGTTAATGGTGCGAAGGCTAAGTTTGAGGAATTGAAACTGCCTATAGCTTCAGTTTCGGGCTTGACGGTGATAGTTGGACCATTTTCTGACAAGCGCTCGGCCAACTCAGTATTGAGAGAGCTTGGAATTTCGCACTATATTCATGGCGATCTTTACTGGCTCAAAGGTCGGTAGATTTAATTAACGTTTTTTTTCGAAGAACCGCCTCCGGGCGGTTTTTTATTACCTGGAGAAACGCATGACCACCGCAGCGCACCACACTCCGATGACCACCATCAAACTCTACGGCGCGCTCCGGCAGTTCGGCCGGGAGTACCGTATGCTCGTCGGGTCGACTGCTGAAGCGATCAAGGCCTTGTGCGTGCAGATTCCTGGCCTCGAGCGCTTCCTCGCCAATGCTCACCTGCGAGGTATGGAGTTCGCTGTATTCCGTGGGAAACGGAACATTTCCCAAGATGAGCTGCAGTTCGGGGGCGCCGAGGAAATTCGCATTGCTCCGGTCATGCGTGGCCGGAAGCGTGGCGGATTGGTGCAGACGATTGTCGGGGCTGTGCTGATCGCTGCTTCCTACGCTTTTCCCGTCATAGCCCCGTATGCGCTGCCTGCAGGGATAGGGATGGTTGCAGGCGGCGTCATCCAAATGCTCAGCCCCCAGGCCCAAGGCCTGAAGCAGAGCGCGGCGCCGGAGAACTTGCCCAGCTACGCCTTCGGCAGCGCCAGAAACACCACCGCCAGCGGGAACCCGGTGCCGATCTGCTACGGGAAGCGCCGCTGGGGTGGGGCGATTATCTCGGCGTCGATCTACGCCGAGGACAAGACGTAGAAAGGCCCCGGTTACGTGGCCCTGAGAAAGCTACATCGTTTTCATCTTCTCCAGTCCCTTTGGTGTTAGGCCTCCGCTATACATGCGGCGATATCGGTATCTGCCGGCCTGCATTCTGGTAGCGTTAATAGTTGATATTCCTTCATCGAAAAGTCTTTTAATAGTTTCTGGGTCGGCCTTTTGCACAAAGTCTGCCCAGCTAATTTCATTGGTATGAAACATTGCTAGAAGTTTCATGTTTTGGCTCAGAGTGTCGGATGACATAAAGATTCCTTTTTTAATGATGGGTCTCGATGTTAGCCCGGCAGGGTTCAGTGTGAAAGCCTCTTGTTTCTATAATGCTGGGGGAATAATGATTAGCGGCGAAAATCTAAAGCGCCATACTGAAGCGGTAGCGATTTCCGGCCGCAAGGGCGGCAGTAGCAAGCCGAAACAGCCGGTCGAGGCACCCGACAGCCTGCGCTCGGTCGCGATGGCCAAGATCCTGCTCGCCGTGGGCGAGGGCGAGTTCGCCGGCGTTCCGAGCGAGCGCGATATCTACCTCGACAACACCCCGCTGATGGACCCGAGCGGTAACCTGAACTTCCCCAACGTTAAGTGGGAGTGGCGCGCGGGGTCGGTGGACCAGGACTACATCCCGGGCATCCCTGCCGTTGAGAATGAAACCAGCGTCAACGTCGAGTTGCGCAGCGATACGCCCTGGGTGCGCTCGCTGAGCAATACCCAACTTTCCGCAGTGCGCCTGCGCTTCGCCTGGCCGGCGCTCCAGCAGCAGGACACCAACGGCAACATCGGCGGGTACCGGATCGAATACGCCGTAGATCTGGCCACCGACGGCGGCGCCTATCAGGAGGTGCTGCGCGAGGCCGTCGATGGCAAGACCACCACCCGCTACGAGCGCTCCCGCCGGATCGACCTGCCGGCGGCAACCAGTGGCTGGCAGTTGCGCGTGCGGCGCCTGACGCCGAACCAGAACAACAACCGTATCGCCGACACCATGCTGATCGCCGGCTACACCGAGGTGATCGACGCGAAGCTGCGCTACCCGAACACGGCCCTGCTGTACGTCGAGTTCAGCGCAGAGCAGTTCAGCAACATTCCGGCTGTCACAGTCCACTGCCGCGGGCGGAAGGTCCAAGTGCCGAGCAATTACGATCCGGAGACCCGGGCCTACCTCGGCATCTGGGACGGCACGATGAAACAGGCCTGGACCGACAACCCGGTCTGGCACACCTACGACATCGTGACCAACGATCGTTTCGGTGTGGGTAAACGCATCAAGGCCTGGATGGTCGATCGCTGGGAGATGTACCGGATTTCCCAGTACTGCGACCAGTTGGTGCCGGATGGGAAGGGTGGCCAGGAGCCGCGACACACCTGCAACCTGAACCTGCAAAGCCGCGCCGGGGCCTGGGAGTTGCTGCGCGACCTCACCGCTATCTACCGCGGCATGGCGTACTGGGCCCAGGGCCAACTGAAGATCCAGGCGGATATTCCGCGCGCCACCGACGTCGATTTCGCCTACACCCGGGCCAATGTCATCGACGGCCGCTTCAGCTACGGCTCGGCCAGTGAGCGCACTCGCTACAGCCGTGCCTTGGTCAGCTACGATAATCCGGCGAACAACTACGACACCGACGTGGCTGTGGCCACCGATAAGCGCCTGCAGCGGCGTTACGGCGACAACCCGGTCGAGGTGGCAGCCATTGGCTGCACCCGTGAGAGTGAGGCCCAGCGGCGCGGAAAATGGGCGATCCTGACCAACAGCCAGGATCGCACGGTAACGTTCCGTACCGGTATGGACGGGGCGATTCCGCTGCCGGGATGGGTGATTCCGGTGGCTGACGCGCTGTTGGCTGGACGGGAGATCGGCGGGAGGATCTCGGCGGTTGCTGGCCGAGTGATCACCTTGGATCGCGACACCCAGGTGAAAGCTGGCGACCGGCTGTTCCTGAACCTGCCCAGCGGTAAGGCTGAGGCGCGATCCGTGCAGTCGGTGGCCGGGCGCGCGGTGACCGTGACGACAGCCTACAGCGAGACCCCGCTACCGGAATTGGTCTGGACCCTCGATGCCGACGACCTGGCGGTGCCGCTCTACCGTGTGATGAAAGTCAGCCAGCCGGAGCGGGGTGTCTTCGAGATCACCGCTCTGCAGTACGAGCCCGGGAAGTTCTCAGCGATCGACACTGGTGCCAAGTTGGAGAGCCGGCCGATCAGCGTTATCCCGATCACCACCGTGGCGCCGCCGGCGAGCGTCACGCTGACCTCGCACTACCAGCTCGACCAGGGGCTGGCGGTCAGCACGATGACCATCGCCTGGCCGGCAGTGGAGGGCGCCGTCGCCTACGACGTGGAATGGAAGAAGGACAGCGGCAACTGGATCCGCCTGCCGCGTGCCGGCACCACCAGCGTCGATGTGACCGGCATCTACGCTGGTGGATATCTGGCGCGAGTGCGTGCGGTGTCGGCCTTCGACATCACGTCGGTCTGGAAGAGTTCGATCCTGACCCAACTCAGCGGTAAGACCGGCGCGCCGCCGGCGCTGGCGTTCCTGCGTACCACCAGCGGACCGTGGAAGATCGGCCTGGAGTGGGGATTCCCGGCCAGTGGCGCGGCGGACACCGCCTACACCGAGATCCAGCAGTCGGTCACCCCGGGCGGCAGCGAACAGAACGCAACTGCCCTGGGCTTGTTCGCGTACCCGACCGACACCCACACGCTGACCTCGCTGGCGGCTGGCGCTCGCCTGGCCTTCCGCGGGCGGCTGATCGACCGTACCGGCAATGTCGGCCCCTGGTCGACCTGGGTCGACGGTATAAGCTCGACGGATGCGAGCGAGTACAACGAACTGATCACCAAGGAGTACGTCGAGTCCGCACTGGGCGAGCAGTTCTTCGCCGACATCGATCAGATGCAGGTCGATATCAGTGGCCTGCAGGACCAGATCGATAATCTGTCCGATGTGCTGGCCTACGACCCGACGAAGACCTACGCGAAGAACGATATCGTGCGGGTCGGCAACCGGCTGTATCAGGCGAAGCAGGCGGTGCCGCTCAACGCCTCGCCGCCGAACGCGGCCTATTGGGCCGACATCGGACAGTCGATCGAGACGGCCAACGGCCTGGCCCAGCAGGTGGCAACCAACACCGCGGATATCACCGAGCTCGACGGTAAGGTCGAAGCGGCGGCTTCGAGCCTGGATGTTCTGCAGGCTGCCGCCCGCCGGGAGCCGGCGACCGGAGAGAAGGCCGATGCGCTGAAGGGCTGGGACACCATTGCTCGAGCCGCCACCGAAGTCACCGTGCGGGCAAACGAGGACGAAGCGCAAGCGAAGCGGACCAGCTTGTTGGAGGCGCGGACCGAGACGGCGGAGGGCAGGATCGCCACCGTCGAGTCGGTCGTTGCGTCGAACAATGCTGTAACCGTCCAACGCCTGGATCAGCTATCCGGCCAGGTCGCGAGCAATGCCTCGGCCATCAGCACGGAACAGACCGTCCGCGCCAACGCGGACAGCGCACTGGGGCAGCGGGTGGATACCGTCAGCGCGCGCACCGATGCCAACGAAGCGAACATTCAGACCACATCTCAAGCGGTTACCTCGCTGGATGGCAACGTCAAGGCGCTCTACAGCGTGAAGCTCCAGGCGCATGCCAACGGACAGAAGTACGCCGCTGGCTGGCAACTGGGCTTCGACAGCGGTACGAGCGTGACGACCATGGCGTTCCAGGCCGATCGGTTCCTCTGGTTCAACAGTTCCAGCGGGCAGACCGTGGCGCCGGTCTCGATCGTCGGCGGACAGATGTTCATCAACAACGCGATGATCCAGGACGGTTCGATCACCAACGCGAAGATCGGCAACGTTATTCAGTCGACCGCACTCGGTGCCAACGGCGAGCCTCTGTGGAAGCTGGATAAAGCGGGGAGCTTGACGATGAACAGCGCCACGTCTGGCGGCTTCATGAGGCAGACAGCGGAGGCCACCAAGGTCTACGACGCAAATTTGGTGCTGCGAGTACAGATCGGGAATCTAGACGTATGAGCTACGGAATCCGCCTGAGAAATGCGGCCGGCTCCATCCTGATGGAGCTCACCGGCCAATCGGCGCGCACGGTCTACCGGCAGTCGCTCGGCGCCATCACCAACGGGATGACGGTGACGGTGCCGGGTTTCGATCCTGCGCGCGGTGTTGTGTTCATCATCGCCAGCGGAAATGCATTCGGCGAGGTTCCCCTATACACAATTTCCGGGAATGTGGTGAAGTTCCATTGGAACGGATCATCCGGAACAACCTATGTACTGCATGCGGTGATGTTCTCATGAGCTACGGAGTATTAATTCGCGGGGATACTGGGCAAACAATAATCGACGACAGTAATCCATGTATTCACTTCGCTGCGTCGGGAACTTATGGACATACGACCGGCAGAGAAACTGTTATTCAATATGCCTCTCCAATACAGTCCCCGTATGAGCCCTATGTCTTCGTGCGCCCAAATGGTCCGCATCAAATCTATTTGTTCAGACATATTGGCGCCCCGGGGAACTGGACTGGATTTGCATTCTGGCAGACGATCTATCGGGACGTGGACCCTCCAATCTACGGCGGAAAGTGGAAAGCTGGCGCGGTCATGTTGCCGAAAACCGGTGGGTGGGGAATGCAGGTTTTCGACTCCCAGTCGCGTGTGATGTTCGACAGTAACCGGGACATCGTTCGCTATGTCGGTGGCGCACAGGTTTGGAATAAATATGCGTACAACCCGAACTGGCCAGGCGGGACGGCACTACAAACGTGGTATCTGCCGTTCACATATGGAGTTGGGGCCTACTTCCAAGTCAGCCATTTCAATGTCAAAGCATTCATAACGTTAGAAGCACCGCGCATAGGTTTTCTTGAGAACTCAATGAGCTTGATATTTGTTTCGTCAGTTGTAGAGCTTGAAACTAACCATCAGTTCAATTGGCCGCTTATTGTAGTGGCGTAAATATATCTGGAGGACTATATGGCTTGGTATTCCACAGGCACGGTTGCTGTCACGCTGAACTCGCCGACAGTCACCGGCACTGGGACCGCATTCTCCGCCAACGTCCGGGTCGGCGATGCTTTTCGCGGCCCCGATGGTCGTTGGTACGAGGTCACAAACGTCGCCAGTTCGACGGTCATTTCGATCAAGCCCAACTACCAGGGCAGCACGGCCAGCGGCCAGGCCTATGCGGTGGCGCCGATCCTGGGCTACGACAAGGACCTGTCGGATCGATTCAACCTGATCGCCAGCCAGTGGGGGGCAACCCTGGCGGGGATCAAGCCCTGGGCGCTCTCTGCAAATGCGGCGGCAGCGCGGGGGGATCTCGGCCTCGGCAGTGCGGCTGTCCGCGAAGCGCTCGGCAGTTCGGGCGCGCTGTACTCGCGAGACAGCATTCTCGGCACCGTTTCGCAGTCAAGCGGCGTACCGACTGGCGCGGTGATCCAGCGTGGCAGCAACGCGAATGGTGAGTTC